CCCGTGGAACATGAACTAATTTGATCCTTTAACCATGGAATTTTACATTTGAAAACTATAGCGAGAACTAATATAACCACTGCAAAAGCAAATGCTATAACAAAGCCATCCATTAATGATACATATTATTAAAATTTTCCAAAGCATCTTTAAAATTTGCATTCCCAAAAACAATGGGTCTCTTTGACCTCATATATCTCACAGTCTCTTGAACCGATCCAAACCCGTGGTACCTCATGAGATATGCTGCACACACCGTTGCACTTCTCGAGACTCCAGCAAAACAATGAATCAGAATCGTTCCGCCATTTGACCAAACTTGATGAATCTGGTACGTGATCCAAGGGAGATACTTTAACATTTCACTTTGATCATCGGGTGTATCATCAACGGGGACTCGTAGTTCAGGAATACCATTTGAATTGGTTGGAAGATCCTTGGTGCAATTTACTATGAGGTCTGGAACAAACACTTCGTGTTTGGCAACCGGACTCGTTCGGTCCCCCACATAAATATTGTTATAGATTTTATTCATTTAAAGTAGTGCCCCAAAATAATCGACATTTCATCGGCGCAAAATGGATTACCTATTCTATTCAAAGAAAGGAGGAAAATTTTCATTTTAAAACGATGAACAATTGGGTCGATAATCTTTAAAATTGAAGACTTTCTTCTATTGAGAACCAAAAATGAATAATTTGCTATATCTTGTGCGGCATTCCGAACAGCTTGACGAGCTTGCTTGAGATGAGCAAGTTTTTTCCTCTTGACAACCGATTCATAAAATTTACACTCTTCATAACGAGTAATGAGTTTTTCTAGCATCAACTACTGTACCCCTAGGTTTTTATTGAAAGACTCCTTCCCCTCCATGCCCTCTGAATCACCCCCGCTGCATACACCCTCATCTTGTTCCAATATTCATCCCACTCATCATACGGATCCTCTACCCAGTCCCATTCGTTGGTCCAATCCGGAACGTTACCAAACTCCTCCTCGTCACGGGGGATATCCATCCAAACACACTACAAAGTAGTGTGTTTGTCCAAACACTTTGTGTTTGTCTTCGTGTTTGTCCCCTGACCCGTTCACGTGACTCGTTACTTCTTGGCTTTCAACGCGTTCCACGCCTCAGCTCCTTGTTTGATAGCCTCCTTCCCCTTGACAGTAGGGTTATCCTCGCGCCACTTTTTCAGGAAATTCTGATACTCACTGGGTTTCTTATCCGAAGCCTCCTTCTTCTGGGGCTTCTGAGACTTGGCAAACTCCTCAACCGAAACACCACCTACACGCTTTGACTCCCAGTCGTTGATCAGAGCAATGAGCGCCTTGGTGTTCATTTACGTTTACTTGGTTTGTTCTTTTTAACCCTCTTTTTTGGTTTTGGTTTCACCTTTGGAGGACCGGGAAATGCATTGCATCCACACCCAGGCATTTAATATCTGAGACGAAAATAAATGAGCGCAGTTGATAGCTTCAAGTATGTTCTTGTATTTTCAAAAATTGTTTTTATTATCGGACTCATTATCCTCTCATATAAAGACGTTCACGTGGGGTACATAAATGATAAACCTAGAAGTTTCATGAATGATTGTCTTGTAACAGGAGCAACCGGTGGACTTGCTCTTTTGATCATATCAGGATTGAGAGGTTCACTTTCGTTAGATGTTGGAATAATGACATTTTTGTTACTCTTTGTTTTGAATGTCCTCTTGGAATTTTCTGGATTCAACACGGTTTCTGTGAATAGTGCAAATGCAACACAAACGGAGAAGAATGAGGAGAAGGTTCTTAAATGGCCCATGATTGTTGGGGCGACTCTCACGGTTCTTCTATTGATATACTTTGCTTATCAAGCCAATGTTCCGTTGGTCAATTCGAGTTTATTACTCGAGGTGCTCATATTCGGCATTGCTTCAGGTGTGAGTTCCGCATACGTCTCAAAGAACCACGGAGCTTCACAAGAAGCGGTATACGCTAACGGTATAGGTTCAGGTGTACTCTTTGGTTTGGTTCATGTGGCGTTGCAAAAAGGTGGATTCTACAATTACTCAGTCTTTGCCTGAAAAGGCCACCTCCAGGTTGGCTCAGGCTCTGGTTCAGGCTCTGGAGTCCTCCGACGAAAAAGAAGAAGTGTGGATACGCTAAGTACGATTGCAAGGAAACGTTTCATTTTATATATTATATTATCAAATCTTTATATTAGGATGAAAAAGAGCGTCATTGTGGTGAGGATACGAGTTCGAAAGACTCTCAGGAACCCAATTGTACTCTATAAAGCGGCTGCAAAAACCACCATGTTTTCCTTTTTTCCAACCGAGATTAACGATGTGGCTCTCAAACACGTTGAGATGACTCTGAATCAAGTGATTCATGGAGTCCAGGATACAATCATTCTGAGTGCCATTGAATCTTGTTTGAAAGCTGTTCTCGATGCATCGAATGTATCCATATAAAAAAAAGTATCTCTATTAAATAAATGCAGATATTCGTCAAGACTCTTACTGGCAAGACTGTGACTCTTGAAGTGGAGTCTTCTGATACTATTGCAAATGTAAAGGCTAAAGTTCAAGACAAGGAGGGCATTAATTAGGGGTGCCGAAAAATATCCAGCCATTTACATCAGGAGCTCTGTAAATGGGAAAACTGTTGCGATCTCCGTCTGTATACACAGAAAATCCAGATATTAGTCGGGAAACCGGCGACATGATCAAATTGCGGGAACACCCTTAGAGCTCTGATTACCACTCTTATTTGGAAACATATAAGAGGAACCCAGTTAATTGCTGGCTCCAATGGTAAAAAAATGAGAGATTGGGCAATCCGCAGCCAAGCTCCTAAACTCGTACAAATGTTTAACATTTGGTCACCAGAGCATGGAGAAGGTTCAGAGACTAGATGGTTGTGGGTCTGAGGGATTGGTAATCCCAGTGATGGCTTAAGGTATAGTCCACCCCGTTGCGAAAGCTTCGGGATCAGGTGCCCACCTGATCAACAGCGTCTCATTTTTGCAGGAAAGCAACTTGAGGATGACCGCACACTCGCGGATTATAATGTTCAAAAAGAGTCTACAATTCACCTGGTACTTCGTTTAAAAGGAGGTGTTGATCGTAAAACAAAATGAATCGTAATTTAAAAAGATGATTCATTATAAATCAAAATGACAAAGAAGATTGAACACGTGATTGAAGAGGGTGTCGAAAAGGCTTGGTGTGGAAAATGCAAGACTTTTAAACCTCTCGATGTATTTGGAAAGAGTAAAAGATGGGATGGGTTACGATCAACGTGTAAAGAGTGTCTCAAAGAATACAACTTGGAACACAAGGACCGGCAAACCGAATACAATAAACAATACTGGCAAAAAACAATGGATGTCCAAAAGGCTAAGAATAAAGAGTGGCGAGAGGCTAACCCAGAAAAGGTTAAAGAAGGTATGAAGAAATGGCTAGAGGAAAATTCTGAACATAAAAAAGAATATGATAAAAGATATAAAGAAGAACATAGGGAACAAACAAGGAGTAATATGCGAGAATGGAAAAAACAAAATTACCACAAACTGAAGGAGGAGGGTGGTGAACAATGGGCTCTCAAAAAAATGAAATCCAATATTTCAAGACGTATTCGTGAAATTCTCGGACAGAATAAATCTGAAACATGTATGGATTATGTCGGATGTTCACTTGAGGATTTCAGGAGTCACATTCAATCTACATTTTCAGAAGGAATGTCTTGGAGAAATTATGGTTCCGAGTGGCACATTGACCACAAGGTACCTATAGCTGCATGGGATCATTCAATTCCAGAGGAAGTTGAAGCGTGTTGGCATTATAGAAATTTACAAGCTTTATGGGCACCTGACAATATCAGGAAAAAGGATACATTTAGTCAAGATGAAAAAGAATCGTGGCTTAAAACATTGAGTCTCGAGAAAACAAATGAACGGACACTTTGTACTCTATGACGAAACCACCAACGACATCGTGGGTCAAATGAGGTTTGAAAAGCAAAAGAATGGAGATTATACATCATCAATGACATTTCGGTTCCCGAGACCCACGTGGCTGGATATCGTAAAATCAACTGTAAAGTATGTCAGTTCAGCTGCAGCCACTATAGTCTTGATGAAACTTGTAAGGTAAAACGACTCTATAGAGTCGGCTAAAAAATCCCCAGAAACTTTTTCCTATCCGGATTCTTTCCCTTTTTCTGTGCAATGTAATATCTAAGATTCTGGAACCAGATGCGAGTCAAGTTTCTTGACTGTATCGGTATAGGTCCATTGGCTATGAGGTATTTTCTATAATGTTTTCTGCACACACCGCATGGTAAAACATCTATGAATGAATGAAAAAAGGAAATGTACCCTTCAGGTGGATTCCCATCCGGCATCTGGTCGATTACTGCAAAGATAAACTCCCACGCTGGTGGCCCCCAAACGTTCGGATCCGTCATGTTAATATATAAAGATATTTAAAGTTTTATATAATAACATGGAAAATCTAGACTTTAGTTCAACTGATGTTGGTCAAATCATTCAGCCTAAAAATGAAACGTTTGTACTCGAGGAAAAAAAAGAGGACATACAACAAATGAATATGATGGAATTTTCATCCTCTTTAGATGATCTCATGCCAGCTGATCAGCCACCAACCGACACCGATCAGTACACAAACCCAACCAGTGGTCGCGTGACTGGTCTCTCCCTTCCAACTCCAGAGAAGAAACCTCAACCAAAGAAGCAAAATCCATTCAATCTGACTGACGATCAGTACGATGCGGTGATAGCGGGTGTAATTGGCGCAATAGTGTATTCGGTATCTATACAGACGAAGCTTTCTGGTATGGTTCCCAACTTTAACGGGATGAATGGGTCAATTGCATCCGCCATTCTGATTGCTCTTCTCTTCTTCTTGTTCAAAAAGTATGTGGTGAAGAAGTAAGTAGAGTACACCGTACTCTACTTAGGACTGACTCAGAGAATCGTTGATTGTCTGACCACAGTACAGTGAATTTTTTACAGGTGAGTATAAATGTGCATTCACTGCAATCTCTCGGAGTTCTTTGAAATTTGCCCAAAATTCAGGTGAGTGATCATACTCCTCGACGGTTGTGTGTGCAATTTCATGTAAAAGGACATACATGGCGGAGTTTACATCACTCTCATCATCAATTGCAATATAAATTTCGTACCCTTTGTTTATATTGTATGCGATTGTATCCTCCTTCTTCTTGAGTCCTGTTATGATTGATCGATTGTGATAAAGATCACCATACTTTTCATGAAATTGAACTGCATTTAAAAGAATATTGTACCTCTTTTTCAGTTCGGTGAGCATGGGGTGTTCTCGGTTCAAGATGAGTATAACCACAATTACAAAAACCAAAGTACCAACCAGATACTTCATCTTACTAAGATGAAACATTAAAACTGAAACACAAACTTTGAGTAGATGGAAAAAGATTCACCAAAGAGTATGAGCTTTAACCCCATGTTCTTTATAAATTCTTCAGGGTCCAAGACCGGTTCCACCACAGCTCCATTTGCATAATATGGAGTATCTGGAATCCAAACCGAAACCTCCCCGTTTGAAACCCTTCCCAAAACTATACCATCATCATTGGCAAACTCAAAGCGTGTTTTATCTGGAACGATTCCCAAAAGGTACCCTCCTGGATTCAAAAGAGACGCAATGTACTGGTAATTACCCGGGTCTTCATATTGCATAGAAAAGTTGTAACAGATGACGTTGAATTTTGAACCATTCGGTACATCTTTGATTGTCCCAGTGTAAAACGTTGCACTCGGTAAAACCTTCTTTGCTCTTCTCTTTGCTTCTTCAATCGCAAGAGGATTTGGATCGACGCCAATCAAATTCTTGATGCCCAAAGATTTCCATTTGTGAAGGTCACCACCTTGACCACATCCCACGTCGAGGACTCGGTCACCGGATCGGACCCACTTGTTCAAAAAATCTCTCTTGATGTTGTTGTTTCGACTTCTCATCATTTAATGATTACACGTGTTACATTTTTAATGAACCAAGTCACGAGACCGATTTATTCCGTCGGTCATCGAAAGTACATTGAGATTGATAAAGTTGTTTACAAGATTCCCTTTCGGTATAACCGAATCATGTGTGAAATTCCCAAGGGGGTCAAAACCCTTTATGAACTTCAGGAGGGTGACGTGGTTTCGGGTATCCAATACAAGAAAGTTTTATGGGAAGGTGATGTCTACAATGTGTTAAAATCTATAAACACATGTTAGAGAGGATGAATGAACTCAAGAAGAAACTCACAGTAAGAGCAAATGAAAACGCAATGGGCATGAGACCCAAACCATTCAAGGTGTACAGGGAACTCGGTGGACAACTCGTCATTCCAAGATTTTTTGACGAGTCCAAGCAACCTTTCGTCAAGGGGCAAGATGTCTCCATACACTTTAATGGAACTTTGAAGAGTCACCAAAAGGAGGCTTTAAAAAACTTCAAGGGAAATGGAGTCTTGTGTCTCCCGTGTGGTCAAGGAAAGACCATAACAGCAATTGCCATATCGGCCAAGATGAAGAGAAAGACTCTCATCATCGTGCACAAGGAGTTTTTGGCATCCCAATGGATTGAAAGAATTTCACAGTTTACTGATGGATCTACCGTGGGTAGAATTCAAAGTTCAAAGTGGGATGTGGATGAGCACCAATATGTCATTGCCATGATTCAGACTCTGTGCACTCGAGAATTTCCAGAAAATGCATTTGACATGTTTGGTCTGGTGATTATAGACGAAGCTCACCACATCGGAGCTCCCGCCTTTTCACAGGTTATGCTTCAGATGAAGCCTGAATATACACTGGGTCTCACGGCAACTCCGGATAGAAAGGATGGTCTCACCAAAATCTTGTATTGGTTCCTAGGAAATCCATTCTACACAATGACACAAGATGCATCTGAATTCTCTATAAATAAGGTGGATTTTGATCATCCACTCATATTTAAGGAGGGTCCACACCTGAATAAATTTGGAAAGATTTGCATGAGCACCATGGTGACGGAACTCACCACCATACCTGAAAGAAACCAACTGATTCTCAAGTGCATCCGGGAAGCACAAGAGAGGGGCAGGAAGATTCTGGTTCTGAGTGACCGTCGAAGTCACTGTGAGTACCTGTATTCACAATTGGATCCTCAAAAGACAACCATACACATGGGGGGATCTAAAGGAGTACCAACCTTGGAGGGAGGAACGCTCGTATCAACATTCAGTCTTGCGTATGAGGGTCTCGATATTCCTGAATTGGACACCCTCTTTCTAACCACACCTCATTCGGATGTGAAGCAAGCAGTTGGGCGTATCACACGTTCAAGGGGAGCCGTTAAAGAGATTTGGGACTTTGTGGATAATTGGTCCCTTTTCAAACAAATGTGGTACAAACGTAAGAAGATATATGATGGGGAGCCGGCTACCGATCAGAATCTGCAGTGCCTATTTTCGTGATTCGAGTAAAGAGAGTGCAATGACTGCACCTATAAACATAAAAAGTATGATTGTGCACTCCGATTCCTGTTGAGGCATTTCGTCTGGTACTTTAAGTAAAGGGGGTGGTCGTTGTGGTTCTTCGTCAATCAATGCATAACTTATCATTTATAATATGAGTTCCTTTTTGTTCTTGCGAGTCTTTTTGGTCCTGGGTGCACCTGCGTCGATGTCCCGTATTCCACTGGATGTGATTGAGATGATGTCAGAGACTGCATCGTCATTATCCTGTGGCTGGAGTGAACTCATGAGGGTTGAAAGATCGATGCCACCTCCCAGACTGGTGAGATCGATACCCGGGCCTCTCATGTCACGTCCCCCACCTCCACCACCGCCACCACCACGTGGGATGTCATCCACTGAAGATGGTTGCTTCTGCTGTGGAATAAACTTTTTAAACATGGATTTGCTCAGATGGAACATCATGGCTGAACCACCAACCA